GCAAACTATCCTTGCACCGTCGTCGCGAACGACGTTATCCAAGTCGTCCCCAATCAACGCGTCGGAACCGAAGTTCGCCGCAAGGCCGCTTCCATTTACTAACAACCATCGGAGTTTTTACCTATGCCCTCTATCGTCGATCAACCTGTGAACGATGTTGCCCTCGGTTTGTTTCACACGTCGATCATGCGACAATTTGAGAGCCTTAATCCGAAGGCTAGCATGGACGCTATCCTTTCAAGCGTCATGCAACCGCCGTTTCAATCTTGGTACTATCCGCACACGCCGCAAAACGTCGCGGGATATTTTGCAGGCAACGACCAACGTAAGATTCTTTACCTAGATGGCGTTCGCACCAATTCACACGGTGCGAATCTCATGGACGGTTACGCTTCCGCTTTGGGGCTGCAACACTTGCAAGGAATGAATACCTGGATTGCGAACCACATGACGAACTATCTCGCCATGATGTCACCTCCGCATTCCCAGGCGACCGAATACCTTGACCTCGTTGGCTACAGTGCAGGCGGGGCCGCTGCCGAGTGCATCATGTATCGCCTGGGACAGCTGCAAGATCGACGCAAGAAAAAATGTGTCACGTTCGGGGCGCCTCGTCCCGGCGGTGCATTAGTACGCGATGCCCTTGCACGTTCCGCCATCGCTCGCTACATGACGCCGGCCGATCCAATCCCGTTGCTTCCGCCACGCTTGCAAGATGCCCCGCAGCTTTCAAGTATTGTTCCGGTGACGTTGCTCATCGCCTGGGGCATGTGCGTTCACCCGCAAGGCGGAACCGTGGTCTACGAAGATGGGACGACGGAGGCCGCGACCGAACCGCCTGAAAGTTCTCTCAATCCCGGTTCGTCAATCGCGGCGTGGATGCTGTCCCTCGAAGGACCGGGCGACAACGATCACAGAATAGAAAACTACGCCGCGAACTTGCTTGCAGCAACGCAACGCTACGAAACACCGCGTGAGAAATTACGTGGGCTTGCCGGTGGCGAAGATGCCGACGATTTGGAGCGTCGCCAAGTGAATCAGCAACGCGACCGCGTTGTGCAAAAGATCGGATTGCAACAACGCAATCAGAACATCGTGATTGCAAATGCACCGAAGGCGGTGCTTTTCAAACCAGTTCGCCAAGGTCGCATTTGGTGCGTCGTGTTTGGCGACCTCATCGTGTGCCAGGGTGTGCGGGAGGATACGTGCAGGCACATTTGCCGAGCTGGAAATGATTTCCTCAAATCACTTCCGAAGCAAGGGCTTGTTGATCCCATCGCGTTGAAAGATCAGTTCGAGCAATTCCTCGTTTACGCTTCGGCGCTCGAGAGCGATTGGGAACCAAAACTGAAAACAAACCTTGACCTATAAGACATTCTGTCTGGGGTAGGGAAAATGTCCTACACGTTACCACAATTCAATTTGACGTGCAGTGTCTGGGACGCAGGCAACAATCCTGGATTGGGTGCGGCTGACTGGACTGGCGTGGCGTGTCAATTTTACATTTATTCGAGGCATTCCACGTCCATCCAGCCTTGCGAGCTAGAATTATACACTCCGGTTATTCAGGTTCGGATGCCGATCGCCGCCGGCGGGCCTTGGGTGTCGGGTCAAATTTTCGAAGTTGTAGGCGGTAGTGGTCGATTCTACCGAGCGCGCTTCAAGGATAGGGTTCATTACGGATTTCCAAACGAGTACCTTGTAGTAATCGTCGTCCAGTGCAACGAAGATGGAATCCCGTTGATCCGTGACATTGAAAATGCGGAACCGTGCGGTGAGCCGATGCCTGATGAGGGTGAGGGCATCGCGGATATTTCCCTCGACGTTTCGTGTGAGGGCGAGGGTGAGGTTACGACACCTCCTGAAGAACCCGTAGGTGATGGAACCGCGACAATTTTTCCGACGCCGGTATGCGTCGGCGCCGGTACGATATCGTAAACGCGACCTAGGTAAAAGGGCTTACTCATGACAATGGAATTCAGCGACACGATGCGTGACCAAATAACAAGCGACCTCGTCACCGCGTGGAATGCCGAACTAGGCGGGTCGGCAAGTATTTTTCTGTTTGATGGTTTCAAGCCCGCGTTGTGTTCCGATCCGGACGACGGAACTATCCTTGCAATCGTCGGCATGAATGGGACGCCGTTCGCGACGCCTTCGGCGAACGTGTTCAATGCAAACAGCATGTCGGCAGGTACCGGCTTGGCAGCTGGCAACATGAGTTACTTTCGCATGAAAGACGGCTCTACTAACGTGGTCGCACAAGGAACTGTCAGCAGTTCAGCCGGTGCAAATATTGTTTTCAACACCGTCGTCGTCGCGGTGTCCGACAACGTTGAAATAGATTCGTTCACTGCGACGGTTTTACTAGTGGGTGGGCCATGATTCCGAAAATGAAAATAGAGATAAAAGGAACCGGGACCGTGACGAAGGCCGGGAAGTGGCTTTGCGTGAAATGCGGGAGAGACTTCAAACTTCCGAAAGTACCGGGATCTTGCGAAACGCTTTTTTCAATTTGCATGACGTGCTTTGCCATCAGTTGCACTGAACTACCCGACGTCGATTGCGAAGAAATCTCTTGACACAACCGTTAATGTTTGGCTAGCTTATTAAACATAACGGGTATTATTTACGCTTCCCACTTGGTCCTTTGCCTTCCCACTTGCATGCCACTGACTGACGACGAACGGAATCGTTTGCGGCCGCTCAAGGGTCGCAAGGCTTGTGCAATCCTTACGGGTGACTTACTAGAAGTTACCTACATCAAGGATCATAGGGAATTTCGCCTACCCGGTAAGCGTAAGGAAATTCAAGGCTTCACTCCCGCTGCAAGGCTTCGGATGATGCGAACCGTCGCACAAATAAATTGGAACAACGTCAAGCCTTCGTTGTTCATCACTTTGACCTATCCGGATAATTACCTACGTGCAACCGCACATGAAAGAAATCAAGATCGACACTGGTTTTTAAGGTCTATGGAAAATTACCTAGAGAAGAAAGTAGGTGCATTGTGGCGGCTAGAGTGGAAACCACGAAGATCGGGTGCGAAGTTGGGACAGTGGGAGGCACATGTGCATCTGATTGTATTCGACGTGAAGTTCTATCCGTGGGAGGAACTCAATCGGGCATGGCGTGTTGCCTTGGGTGCGGTTGGGTACGTAAGAAGCGACGTAAAAAGAATTCGGGGAGGTCGAGACGTGGCAAAATACGTCTCAAAGTATTGCAGCAAAAAACCAGAGACTAGTTCACTTGTTAATACATCATATCTCAACGCCCCAGGCAGACACTGGGGCATACATCGACGTGACCTCATCCCGTTCGCCGATCGTTTTTTGATGACCGATTTATCCGGTGACGAAATCCGCCTTTGCGAAAACGCGGCGTGTTGCACGTTCAAATACTTCACTCGTGGGACAGAGCAGGGCTTTTGCCTGTTCGGGAAAAATGGCAAGAAAGTTGGCGAAGAAATATTGCTTCGTCACATTGACAACGGAAAAGGTTTCGATTAAGATCACCGTACCAAGTGGGAAGTAGAGCCGCGTTGCCTGGGACACCACACAACCCACGCTAGAAACGCGGCTCACTTCTTTTCTACTACCTCCCACTTGCACTGACCCACTTGCGGACGCATGGCATTCAAGTGGGTGACGCTATCTCCGTCCAGCTTGCACCAACTTGAATTACCATAATAACCATTCAGCCAAACATGGACGGAATCAGAGGTGATTGCGTATGCCTATTCCTTTTAACGAGGTGCTGAACGCGGAAATTATCATGCGTGGCATCATCACCGGCGGAGGCGCAGGCGAAGTTCGCACGAACTTCGTTTTTCATTTCCGTCGCACCGCCGTCGCGGTTGACCCTAGCAAGGGTGCGTTGTTCACAGCGTTCAACACCAACATCGCGACACCCATTGCAGCGGCCCTTAACGAAGATTGGTCGGCAACGTCAACGTCGATCCGGTACATCAATGATCCGCTCGACGCTCCGATTGAATTTTCCTCCGTTCTCGTCGGCGCCATCACAGGGGATCGGCTTGCGTCGTTCTCATCGGCATTCTTGCTCATGAGGACCGCCGTCCGTGGCAAGAGTTATCGTGGTTCAAAACACCTCGGTCCGTTCAGCGAAACCGACGTCACACACGCGACGGGGTGCGACGTGTTCAACGCGGGATGTGTCACGCGGCTGAACACAATTTGCACCGCCATCGGGATAGGCTTCGCCGATTCCACCACGAATCAATGGGTGTGCCAAGTTCTTTCCCGCGACAAGTCGCAACTGGCAAACTATCCTTGCACCGTCGTCGCGAACGACGTTATCCAAGTCGTCCCCAATCAACGCGTCGGAACCGAAGTTCGCCGCAAGGCCGCTTCCATTTACTAACAACCATCGGAGTTTTTAC